AGATGTATATAGCTGTTCGCCTACTGGCACATAATTACCAGCCGAAGCCAGTATTTTAGCCATACTCATGACATATTGTCTCCGATTTGGAAGCCATACCATGTTGTCCCGCCGTCAAAGGTCAGGAACGTAAAGATGTCAGTTTCTCCGCTTGCTGTATCTGTGGGCGTTAGTCCGCCGCTCCAATCTACACTAGCAGGCCATGTAAGCGTATGTGTGCCACCCGCAGTAATTTTAAGGACAAAGCCATATCCGTCATTCGTCGTTAAGTTTACGCCAGAGTAATCAAACGTGAATGTTGTGTTGCCACTTGTCGTAAGGGTAAACATGTTCCCCTCATCGCAGTCTACCGTGACACTGGTGCCAGAGAGCGCGACTGTCGTGTCAATGTAGCAAGTCGCTTGCACTTCTTCGACCAACTTAACATTGCCGTTTGCATCCGCCGTGACGACCTTTGATGCCTCAGATGTTCCGTTGGTTGTGACATCCAAGAGCGATGAATGGTCTGACAAAATTGTGAAATCAGCTTGAACAGCACCCGCCAGTAACGTGTCTACCGTGTCCCAGTTGGTATTTAGGTATCCGCCCCAAGCATCATCGTCAGCACCGACTGTCGGCTTGTTAAAGCTGTAGTTTGTAGTTGTTGCTGGCATTATGCTGCCTCCGTCCAAGTTTTAGATGTTGTTGTGACATCAGTCCAAATGTCATCAACGATAGTTTGATCTGTCCATGTTTCCGCGCCCTGATCTTGGTCTGACCACTTCAACGTCATTGCTACAGTGATAGCACACTGCGAGGATATTGTCACACTTGTTGGGCGTATTCTAAACAGTGTGGGGCTAACCGTTGACGTGCAAGTCACTGATGCGCTTGCCTCTAATAGAGAGTTGGCTGTCGCTGATACTGTAGATGTGCAGGCAATAGTTGACGAAACATCCTTAACAATGTTTGCCGCAGCCGTGACCGATGAAGTGCAAGCTATCGCCGCAGATACATCGCGAATAACTATTGCGCTTGCTGTTACGCTAGAAGTCGCGCCGATTGAGACGCTTGCATCAACAAATGGGGATGATGCGTCATCTGCTAATGGGCCAGCGGCTAATGGTGCAAAACCTAGCATTGTTTATCCTTACTCAGTAACTAAGTCCCAAGCTGTTAGTTCTTCGTTCCATGTGTATGTGTTGCCATCGTCAGGCATTGCGACAGGCGCAGTCCATTGGCAAGTTTCCTCAACCAAAACCCAGCTTTCAAAGGGCTTTGGCGGGATGAAAGCATCGCGATCTTGATCGTATGTAAACCCTACGCCAGCAAAGTTTTTACGAAAATTCCCGTTATAGCTTGTTTGCTTCCAGTTTGCGCTGTTGAATAAATTGCGGCAAAAATCTCTGCCCAGAACTTCTTGCTCTACGCCAAAATTGTCTAGTAATTCGTTATTGTGGATAACAACAACGCGCTGAACTACGTTGTCCATCCCTATTTCTGCAAAATGTGCCACGCTGTTTCTCCTAGAAAGTAATACTGCCAGATGCAGTAAATTTGTATATATTATATGACCCATCTGTGGATGTCGTTGGCGAACCTGTTGTTGCGGATGCGGTTGCCAAAGTGCGGATAATCACAACGCCAGAGCCACCATCTCCACCGTTGTATCCGCCACCCCCACCGCCGCCAAGGTTAGCAGTTCCGTCTGAGCCGTTTTCTGATGAGCCGCTTGTACCACCGTCTCCTCCGCCACCAGTACCACCAGTGCCTCCTGATCCAATATATGCACCGCCACCACCGCCGCCAGCGTAAGTAACTGCCGATCCAGTTATGCTATTAGACGTGCCGTCACCGCCTGCGCCGCCTGTTCCATTGCCGTCACTACCTGCCGTAGACGCACCACCGCCTCCGCCACCGTTGTAGTTTCCACCTAGAATACCTGCGCCACCGTCATTACCTTGGCTTGGCGTTGTTGATGGTGTGTTGCCTGACCCGCCGACGTTATATTTACCGCCACCGCCAGAGCCACCATCACCACCTGCTAGGTTCCCATCTGAACCCGAACCCGCGCCACCGCCAGTTGATGTTTGTGAATTAAATGAACTATCGCTACCTGCGGTTCCTCTGGCATCTACTGCACCGCCAGCACCACCTGCGCCAACAGTGACTGTGTAAGTTCCTGCTGTAAGAGTTTGTGATGTAAACGAACGATAACCACCAGCACCGCCACCGCCTGCACCACCTTGGCTCGTGCCTGCGCCACCACCGCCAGCACCACCCGCGACAATCAAATAATCAACTATTGTGGTTAATGCAGGCCAATCATCGCCAAGCTCTGCCCTGCGATTTTGTTTTAGCGTCCAGATGCCGTCTGCGGATGATGAGGAAGGAAACTGTGCCATTAGAACGTGATACTCCCAGATGCGGTAAAGGTATAGATATTATACGAGCCATCCGTTGACGTAGTAGGCGATCCTGTTGTTGCTGTAGCTGTCGCAAGTGTTCTCAGAATAACAACTCCAGAGCCACCCGCGCCCTGTGATCCGTTAGTGCCACCACCGCCGCCGCCGCCAGTATTTGCTGTGCCGCCTACTGACGATCCGCCATCTCCGCCACCACCTGTGCCGCCTGTTCCATTTGTCCCCGCACCACCGTCTGAATAGTAGCCACCGCCGCCGCCGCCTGCACGAGTTACTGATGTTCCAGTAATAGTTGAGGCAAGGCCATCACCACCGTCACCTCCACCTGTGCTTGTGCCGCCTGAACCTGTTTGGCCCGCGCCACCGCCTCCGCCGCCGCCGTATAGGCCAGATGAGCCAAATCCGCTCCCGCCATCATTACCTTGGCCTGAGGTTGCTGCGCCACCTGTTCCGTCGTTTTTGCCGCCACCACCAGAGCCGCCGTCTCCGCCATTTACGCTTCCTGACCCTGCGGCACCGTAACCACCGCCGTCCGCTGTAATCGTAGCAAAAACACTGTCGCTGCCCGCCGTGCCTGAGCCACTTGTGCCTGCCGCACCGCCGCCGCCGACGGTTACAGTGTAGGCTGTCCCAGCAGCGGCAGAAAACGTAGATGCAAGGTAGCCGCCTGCACCACCACCGCCGCCTCCAGATTGGGAGGACGATGCATACCCGCCTCCGCCTCCGCCAGCAATAACAAGGTATTCCACAGCAGTTGGCACAATAGGCCAGTTATCACCGCGCACCGCATCACGCTGCTCTTTTAGCGACCATATACCGTAGGCAGATGATGTTGTGGGAAACGCCATGCTTGGCCCCTATTAGCTAATTTCTTCGTATGAGCAGACCGCTTCAAGGTCAGATGTTGCGTTAGCTGTCAGGCGAAGCGCATCACCTTCCTCAAGGTAGATTGCTTTAGAGATTACGTCTAGCGTTGCATCCGCAGGCACAACGATTGTCTTGCCAATGTGATACGCAGTAGATGAGCGAAATATGTCCACGTTGATCTCAGCGTTGTTGGTGCCGTCTACGTTTGACACATACAAAGCATTCACCTTAAACACTTTGCCGCTAGATGCTGAGTTAGTTACGATTGCAGTCGCAGACGTTCCAACAGCTTGCACCGCCGTTTTGCCTGTGATTGTTGCAACATTGACGATATTAGGTGCAGCCATTTTAGCCTCCGAATACTATTGCCATCGCAATGGCTTTACCAGTTGATGCTTTTGCAGTCACGTCAGCTTCAGTTGCCAACGGAACGCCACCCGCAGTTGATCCATCATGGACAACCACCGTGTCTTTGTCTGTGTCTACAGTAACCTCGCCAACTGCTCCTGTGAAAGTGCTATGCTGCGAGGTTGTTCCACGACGAAATTGAACTTGCTTTGCCATTATGCAATGCTCCCATAATCATCTAGCGATGCGACCGTGCCAGTGATTAGGCCATAATCTTCATCAAGTGCTAAATCTTCTGATGTTGCTGTTATCATAACAATTGCAGAACCAGACAAGGTTATTGCCGCATCCGCGTTGTTGCTTTCACTTACTGTGCGCGAAAGTGTCGTGCCACTTGCAGTGTAAACGCCTGAGCCGATCTCCCAGTTGTCGCCATCTTCAATCAAGTAGCGAACTGTGTTGCCGTCACCCACGCCGCCATCAGCAAACGACTGATAGCCTGTCTCAGCCGCGCCCAGCGTTATTGTGCCAGTGCCTGTTGTTGCCGTGGCAACTTTAACGCGATTTGCTAAGACAACCATTCATCAATCCATTGTTATGTCTAGTTCGCCAGCAGATAAGCGAAGAATGTCACCAGTGGTCACGCCCTTTGATGTAGTAAGCGCACCAGTAAATAAAAGATTGCCCGATGTTAAAGCATCAAAGATGCCAATATGGCTGATCGTTCCCCAAGAACCTGTCGCCGCATCGAAGTCGATTGAGCCTGAGTTTGTCGCCTCATTTCCTGTCACAGTAAATGTTACAGCCTTTCGAGCGTATCCATTGCCGCTGATCTCCGTAGCACCTGAACCTGTGTCTGTTGGGTCTGCGGTGTAAAGCCCAACATACCAAGCTGTCGGGCGTGTGAGCGTAGCCGTAGTCAGCAAGTATTGCAGAGCGTGTGTTTCGTATGTGTTCGTTAGTGACATAGCTTTTTCCTAGTATGTATTGACTTGCATACGCAAACCAGAACCGCCAAATTTGGCTTTCTCATTGTTGTTGTTTATACCATTTATTGCGCTTTGATACAACGCCGCCCAAGTTTGTGTCCTTTGGTCGTCAACTAAATAAGGCGCAGAATGAACTAAAGCACCATAAAGGTAAGCATCAGGGAAGTATTGCAGCAACCAATTGCTTGTATTGCTGTCACTTAATGCTTCTGTGCGCTGATAATAATATAATTCCCCAGTGTACGTTGCATCTGGCGTAGGCCAAACTTCGATTTGACCTGCAATGATTGCGTAAAATTGCGGCTTTCCCTGCGTATCTGCATTATTTTGTCTACGCTGTTGCAGTGCCAATGGCGTCAAAAGCTCAACTGGTCGTTCGTCAACATCCAAATGCAATCTGACGCTTTCCATGAAATCTGTCGGTAATGTAGTATAACGAGCATCAAATTCAGCCGTTGCTCTTTGCTCCATACGCCAATGTCGAACTTTTCTGTTTAAGTCTGCTTCTGTTAAACTGATAAAATCTGGTATCACAGAAGTTAAATCATCGCGATTTAACCAGTTAGCGATTGCAGTTTTCAACTCTGAAAAAGTAGTAATAGCCATTTAGTTCACCATTTACAGCGATCAGCCCAATATGCTGCGCTCATTTTACCTTTTGCAATATTCTTAGCATGTCTTGCCTTGAACGATGCTCTGCGCTTTTTATTGGCTTCACTCTCGCCTTTGCGAGGTGGCGAACCACTTACACCTTTTTGCCCAAACCGAATTAGCTTAACTTTACTACCTTCTTTTGCCACTACTGCATGTGATTTGCTTTTATGGCTTGGTGTACGGACGCACTGATTATACCTGCTTGCGCCAATTTTTGCTAGTCGTGGGTCTTTTTTCTGCGGCATTAATAGCCTCGTAGTTCCATGTAATAGCGAACAGTGCTGTCTTGTGTTTCTGGCGCCATTGAATTGAAAACTTCTGGTCCCATCAGTTCAATGACTTGCTCACGGGCTTCTGCAAAATCAGCCTGTTCTGGCGAAATGGGCATCATTCCACCATATTCTGGAGCCATACCAGTTTCTGGCGCACGCATTTCTGGTTCGTATGTCAGTCCTGTTGACGGTTGACGTAGCGGGGGACGATACATGTCATAGTATTGCTTTTCCTGTGGTGCAGTATAGCCGGGAATGCTTGGCATAGACATATCAGGATAACCGCTAGGCGCAGGTAGTGGGCGCATTTGATTGGCGCCGCGTGGGTCCATCATATCTTGCTGAATACCACGTTGGCGCTCCATCTCACTCATTCTGGCGCGATTTCTTATTCTGTCTTTTGTTAGCTCATCAACGACACTAGATACAGCACGACCTGTTTGATTTTTACGATCAAGCATTCTTTGCTCATATCCTGCAGGTTTAAACAGCTCATTTGCAATCAACGAAAGCAAACCACCGCCTTCGAACCGATCACCACTACGACCTGCACCACCGCCATCAATCATGTCAAGAAAGTTAAGATATTCTATACTATCTGCCATTATTTCTTTTTACCGCCTTTGCGGCCCTTCTTTTTATAACCACAAGCCATTACGCCCTCGCTGAACATTTACCAGCCATAGCACATTTGCTTGGCGTTGGACAGTTCTTGCATGGCTTGAACGATGCTGATTTTGAATATTTGCTTGTTTTCATGTTTTTGTCGCTTTCTTTCGCTTCTTGTAAATGTCTGCGTCTGCTTTTCTTGCGCCGCCTTTGCCCGAAATAAAACTATTTACTCGACCCATTGCCCAAGCTGCCATAGGTACGTTGCGAGAACCACTTGAAAGATATGCGCCTTGCCCGCGACGATAAACGGCTTGCAGCTGTGAAGGCGTGAACTTTGTGCCTTCTGCTTTTTTACGAAGAGCTTTTTTTACGCTTTCGCTTAGTGGTTTTGCTTTGCTCGGCACGGCTTTTACTCACTTTTTTAACATCAATCGGCAAACCTTTTTTATATCGTTCTGCCGTTTTGCGAATTTCACGTTCTTTTGCTGTGGGATTTTTTGCACCAGAAAGGTACTTTTTCGGTGTACCCTTTTTAGTCTTAGCTACTTTTCTAGTCACAATGACCTCCCCTAACTTGTGTGCAGACTAGCATATTATGCTAATCCACGCAATCCGCGCCTGATCGGTGCGCCCCAGTCTGTTTGTTCTTTGCGACCAACTGCTAAATATCTGAACGCATCAGCACCATGTGAAGTCCAATCGTGTAGCGGCCGACCACGCCATGTTTTAAGCCTTTCGTCGAACTCTCTGCGATATTGAAGCAATGCCTCTACACCGCGCTCACAGCGTTCCTCATCAAACCAACAGCGATTAATCATAGACCGTGCTGCTTGAATACCATCATCAACACCTAGTTGCGGCGCAATCTTAACGTTCCGTATACCCAACGCGTCGAGCGTCTCAAGGCGACTTTTGCCCGTACCCAGTTCTTTGACCCGCACGTCATGCGGTAAAATGTGCTCTTCGTAGTGATAACCTCTTTCGGATAACGCTTTGGCATAATGCTCTAATCCTACCCCGCTGCTTTCATAATAGTCGATCAAGTGAACTTCTTGCCCAACATATTGAGCAAACCATATTGCTGTACTGTCGCCAATGCCTAAATCCCATGCAGTGACAACACCAACTGCAGGATCGTACGGAACACCGCAAATTCTGCCTTCCGATGATGCTGTTTTCATTTCTTTGGCGTAGTAAGCACCTTGAATAGCCGCCTCAAAGCTGCACTCGAACTCTTGCTCAAAGCGATCTTCGCCCATTGCTTTTTTAGCTTCTTCTAGTTCGTCTGGATCTAGTAGGCCTGTTTCCGATGATTTAAACATTGCAGTGAACCAATTGGGATTATTTTTTCCCTGCATATAAGTTTCGTAAAACTGATTTTTTCCTTTTGGCGTTCCGATAAATGTTGCTTTGCCTTTACGGTCTGCTAATGCAGGGCGAATAACTGTCGGCCACGCTCTCGCAGGGAAGTCTGCAGGCTCATCCAATACGACATGATCGAAGTACAAACCTCTCAAAGTATCTGCGTTATCGGCACCGAATAAACGAATACGCGCACCATTGGGAAAATCGACGCGCAGCTCTGACGTATTATAGGTCACTCCTGCTACGTCTTGTGTGTACTCTCGTAGATAGTCCCATGCGATTGCTTTTGCCTGACTGTAGTATGGTGCGATATAAGCAACACGAACATTTGGCAGAGGGATAGTCAGTGCGTCTTTTATCAAGTCGTTAATAGCTGCCACAGTTTTACCAAAGCGTCGGTGCGCAATAATAACCGCAAAGCGTTCTGTTCTATTATGGTAGGCTTTGATTAACTTGCGTGGTCGGTAATTAATCGTCCGAACTGTCATCGTCTATCCATTTGTAAGCATGTACGTGTTCACCAGATATAGTCTGCTCTTGCTTATCTTTCTGCCCTAGATATTGCTTACCGAGCCAAACAAGCATGGTGGAATTACCATTTTCTGCTGCTTGCCATTGCATGCGTCTAAGTGACATTCTGCCTTCATCGTTGTGCCTTTTATAGAGGTCCAAAAAATTTTCGTATCCTCTTTCTTGCAATCTACGATTTAAAGTGGTGTCAGACATACCAAGAATACTACAGATTTCTGTCTGTGTGCATTGTATTCTTACCATATTGAGCAATCGCTGAAAGTCGTTATCACTCAATAACTTAGATGGTCCTTTCGGCCCACGCTTATTACCTTCTGGTTTATCGTCTTGTGCTTCTGCCATTCCATATCCCTATATGTTGTGTAAGCATCTTGTTTATACCATAAATTCTGAATACTTTAATAGTCCTTTTATTTGTAAATAATTTGTTGACAATATTAGTAGTATTGTTAGTTTGGTATTTGTAAATAACGGAGGTTCACATGAATTTTGCTACTTGGTACGAAGAAAAAATCTATAACGAAGCTACTCACTTTGTTGCTGTGCGCAGAGTTGCTGGCATTAAAACACGCGCTGAATTTAAAGTACTTGAT